CCCGCTCATGCGCGGCGGCCTGCTGCGGGCCGCCGTACTTGCTGCGGATGTAGTTGACCATCCACGAGATCTGCGGTTGCGGGACGCCGGAGTTGGCCAGCCGGTCGCCGGCCGTCGACAGCCCGTAGCCGCCGTACTCGTTGCCGAGCGAGCCGCCGCCGCCCGCCACGCCGTGGCCGAGGGCCTGGGCGAGGCCCAGCGCGCCGGACGCCGCGTTCTGGATGGTGGAGTTCCACCCGGACTCGCGCTGCCCGACGTAGTTCCACGCGGCCCAGTTCGCGCCCGTGCCCCACGACGGCATCATCTGCCGGGCGAGGCTGGCGTTCGCGGAACCGGAACCGAGCCCCACGTTGACGTTCGGCAGCTTCCCGCCCGGCACGCCCCCGCCGCCGCCGCCGAACCCGAGGAAGCCCTTGATGCGGTCAAACAGGCCCGTCAGCTTGTGCCACAGCGACAGCATCCCGTTAATGATCATCTGGACGGCGTGCTTGCCGATGTTGTACAGCAGCGTGCCGAGCCCGGACAGCGCGGATGCGATCCGGCCCGGCAGGTGGGTGAAGAACGAGACGACCTTCCCGATGCCGGATCCCACGTCGAGGACCATCTGGGTGATGCTGGCGCCGATCGCGTTGACCGCCTGCCCGATCTGGACGACGACCTCGCGGAACTTGTCGATGGCGTTCGCTATCCAGTGGATGGTGGCCTTGATCGCGTTCGGCAGCCGGGTAAGGAACCACGCGACGGCCCTGATGACGACGACCTCGACGCGGCCCATCTCGGCGATGAAATCGACCAGGTAGGGGATCAGCGGCGTCGTCGCGTTGATCAGGGCAATGATCGCGTTCGTGAGCTTCACCCAGGTCGGGATGTTCTTCAGCAGGGACGCCAGCAGCACCAGGAACAGTTTCGAGATGGACCCGAGTAGCGGCACGAACGCGCCCATCGCGGGCTTGATCTGCGGCTCCAGCAGCTTCAGCGACTTCACCAGCGTGACGCCGATGCTCTTCGCGATCGCGTCGACGAACGGCGCCGCGGTCTTCGCGATCACCGCCAGCGGCCCCATCGCGTCCCCGGCGATCTTCAGGCCGATGCCCAGCATCTTCAGCGCCTCCGGCTGGAACGCCTTCGCGAGCTTCCCGAACGCCGTCTCAAGGCCCTGGACGGCCTTCACCGCCGTGGCGATAGGCGCCGGCAGGCTGGCGTAGTCGGCTTTCAGCGTTGCGAGCGCGGCCGTCTTTGCCCCGTGGGTCGTCGCCTGCGTCACCGCCTGCTGATCCTTGCTGATCTTGGACAGGGCCGTGGAGATCTTCAGGAACGTCGGCAGGGCGAGCGCCCCGAACCCGGCGATGCCCGCGCCGGCGGCCAGCGAGACAGTGCCGAGCGCTGCGATGACCGGGGTCAGTGCGGCGATGCCGATCGCGATCCCCGAGCCGCCCGAGAAGAGCGCTCCCAGCGGGCCGAGCAGGCCGAGGAAGCCGCCGCTAGCCCCCCCGGCCGCGCCCGCGCCGCCGCCCGTCTCCGCGGTCTTGCGGATCTCCGCGCGCAGCGCCGTCAGCTTCGCCGTCGCCAGGCCGGTGTCGAGTTTCACCGCGAACTCGGGGAACGCCTTCTTCAGCCGCTCCGCGTTCACGTCAAGCGCAGCCAGCTTCCGCTGCGCATCCTCCGTTTTGGCGTCGACCTTCACCTCGACCGGCGAGCGGTCCAGCAGCCCTTGCACCTGCGCGGTGACGGAGCCGATCTTCGCGGTGGCGTCAGCGACGATCCCGTTGACCTGGACAGACACGGTCTTAACGAGCGACACGGGCTATCCCTTCCTGGCCATCAGGTAGCGGATAAGGTGGTCAAACTCGGCGACGGTCAGCTCGCCCTGTTCGGCCGGGGTGAAGCCGAAGACCTCGGCGAATGCGCCGAGGTACTCGGCGCGCCCGGCGGCGAGGCCGCCCCGGTAGGGTCCGGGCTCTCCGCCTCCTGCGCCTCGCCGAGCGCCTTAGCGAGCTTCAGCAGCTTGAAGTCCGTCTCCCCGATCGGCTGCTTCAGGTCGCCGCCGGTGAAGATCAGCCACCCGAGGGCCTGCAGGCAGTCAGCGGACGCCTTCCCCAGGCCCTCTTCCCAGTCGCCGAGCGTCCCGCCGGTGTGCTTCTCGATCGCCTGGCCCTGCCGGACGGTGATCTCGTCCAGGTCAAGGTCATAGACGGCGCCCTCGTAAGTGATTTTCATTGCGGGGTTTCCTTAACTATCTGAAGCCGCTGGCCCTGGCCCACTCGGTGATCATGCGGTTGGCGAACTCGTCGGCGGCGCTGCCTGCCGCCGCTTCGGCGGCCTGCGCCATGAACGGGCGCACGGGAATCTGGCGCGCCCAGGTCCAGCCGGGAGGCTCGTAGCGCAGCTTGCCGTTTTTCTTTTTGCCGACGGCCGTGCCGCGGAGCCGCTCGCCGTGGCCGAACACCGGGTGAGCGATCGGGGCGCCGGAGTTGCGTCCTTCCATGACATATGCCTGAGGTGCTGCACGGCCCCCGGCGGTGATGGTGACCCTCTTCGCCGTGCCGGTGGTGACGCTGGAACTGACGCGCACGGACAGCGGGACACGACGGGACCACCGCGCCGAGCTTGCCTTCGCGACGCGGGCGATCAGCAGCGCCGCATCAGACAGCGCGGGACCTGTCCACGGGCCATTGAAGGGCAGGATGGTGCTCTTGGCGCGGCGTGACGGTGCAGGCATCGGTATCTCCCCGGTTGACAAGGTTGTGCTACAACCCGTACGGTTGTAGCACAACCGAGAGAAAAGGAATCCCATGCACCAGCACCTGATCGCAACCGCCGGCAACGGCGCCGGCGACACCATCGGAGGAATCATCCTGTGGCTCATCGTCATCGCCGCGTATTGGACTCCGCTGCTCATTGCGAGAATGCGCCGCGTCCGCAATATCGGTTCCGTTGCCGTCATCAATGGCCTGCTCGGCTGGACGGTCATTGGCTGGATCGTCGCGCTCGCGATGGCGTGCCGCTCTGCGGACATCCCGGCACGGGAGCACCCCGTTGCCTAACGTGCAGAAGTACAACCCCATCGGGTTCCGGCCGCCCGAGCCTGACCGGCTATGGCTACTGGCCTACGCGCAGCGCACCGGCCGCGCCGTCAACGCGATCCTCGCCGAAGCCCTCGCCAGGTTCCGCGCCGACCATGAGGATCCGCAGGAGATCGGCCGGTGAACAGCGAGGCGCGACGCGCCTATCAGCGCGAGTACTACCAGCGCAACCGCGAGAAGATTAGAGAACAGCAGCGCGCTTCAGGCAAGACGCGGAAGCGGAAGCAGCCAACACCTGAGCAGCGAGCAGCGACGGCTGAGTATCAGCGCGCTTACAAGCAGCGTAACCGCGAGAGGCTGAAGGCGCTGAGGGTCGCGTACTACCAGGAAAACCGCGAAGCGGTCATGGAGCGCTCCCGGCAGCGTTACGCGCAGCGCGACCCGGAGGAACACCGCGCTAAAACCCGTGCGTATCGTGAACGCAATCGCGAAGCGCTGATCGCTAAGAGCCGCGCATACTCACTGAGCAATCCCGAAAGGATCCGCATAAACGGGACGGCCTACCGTCACGGATTGCGGCCGGAGGACTGGGCGGCGATATGGGATGCGCAATCTGGTTTGTGCTATCTATGCGGTATGACGCTGGAGGCACTGGCGCCACGCGAGATCCAGGTTGATCATGATCATACTTGCTGCCCGCGTCACCGGTCATGCAGGATTTGCCGCCGTGGTCTCGCTTGCCAGCACTGCAATACGGCGATCGGCAACGCAGCCGATGATCCGGCCCGTCTGCGGCGCATGGCCGACGCCCTCGAAGCTGCGCAACTGGCAGTCGAACGCCGGAAGGCGGCAGAAGCTCAGATCCCCCTTTTCGCAGACGATGAAATCAGCCGGTGATCACGGGATGGTCAAATTCTCCACGGGAAGCGAGGACACCGCGAACGACCATGTGGCCTGCCCGGCGTTCTCCGACATGTCCGGCGCCTGGGAGGTGACGACCACCGGGAACACGTTCATCTTCCCGCCGGTGTTGTCGCCTTCGAGGAGGGTCACGATGAACCCGGTGGTGCCGCGGGGCAGCAGCGACCGCGCGTCGACGCCGTTCGCCGACAGGTACATCGTCAGGTCGTTCGGGCCGGAGGTCAGCCGGCCGCCGACCTGGCTGGTGAAACGCGACCCGAGGTCGGGCATGTCGACCATGTTCGCGACGAGTGCCCACCCGGACGCCGCCGCGATCTCGGCTGAGAGGTCCACCCCGGCGTTGAGCTCGGCGCGGGTTGGCGCGTTCTTGTTGGCGATGGCCGCCACCCAGTAGAACTTCCTTGTCCCCGGAGGGAAATAACCCACGCGAGGGGTGAGAGCTGGGGCCGCCATGGCTTACTTCTCCTTCGGTGCGGTCTTCACGCTGGCGGCCTTGTCCTGCGCCGCCGCCTGCTCCGCCGCTTCTGCCGCGGCGGCCTGGTTCGCGTCATGCTCGGCCTGCGTCATCCACCCGGACATGCGCAGGTGCACCAGCGCGCCCTCGTCCACGACCACCTGGTGCCCGGTCTCCGGGTGGTACGCCAGGACGCTCATGAGCCCGGGATGGTGACGACGGCGACACCGAAGCCGGTGGCCCCGGTCAGGGTCGTGATGTTCCCGTAGCCGACCGCGACGAGGCCCGCGCCGTACACCGACGCAGGCAGCGGGATCAGGTACTGCGACGCCGCCGCGATCGTGATCGTCCTGGTGCCGACGACGAGGCCGTCGAACGGCTGCGGGACGAGGGTGACGGTCGTCGGGGTGGCGCCGTTGGACACGAACAGGGCGACCCCGGAACCGGTCGGGGCGAGGTCCCCGGTGGTGCCGCCGGGTGCCTGCACGGTGATAGCCGCCGCGGGGGCATGCGACGGCGACTGGATCGAATACGTCTGAGCGGCCATGGGCTTCCCTTGCTGTCGTTTCTAGGTGCCGGGTGAGGTGATGACGGCGACCTGGACGGTCGTCAGGGTGCCGGTGTAGGTGAGGACCACCGACGTGCCGTACACGGAGCTGACCAGCGGGATCAGCGTCGTGGACGGCGACGCGCATGACACGACCCGCGGGCCGACGGTCAGCCCGTCATCGGTGAGGCACGGCAGCGACACGGTCACCGTCCCGTTCGCCGTCGGGTTGACAACGATCAGGCTGATGCCGGAGCCGCAGGGCGCGATGTCGTTGGTGGCCGGGG